ATAATGTTTGAGTCTACGTCAGCTCCAAAGACTACATTGTCTGTAGCTGCATCACCCATTGTAATTGTACCACCATTAAAGGTAGTTGTTCCTGTTACTGTTAAGTTACCACCTACAGCTACGTTACCTGTAGTAGTTACTGAGTCTATGTAAGCATCTTTAAATCTTACACCAGTTGTTCCTAAGTCTATGTCACTATCTGTAACAGGTACGATAGCTCCATCTTGTATTCTAATTTGTTCTACTGCTGATGAAGAAACCTGTACAAAGACTCCCCATCTATTGTTTGTATCGTCTACGACAATCTTGTTTAAAAAGTCTAAGTCACCAATAGTATGTATGTTTCCACCCTGTCCTGCTGTGCCATCGTGTCTGTGACCTGTAGAACTTGCACTACTAGAACTGTATGCAAATGCGTTTACTAATTGATTGTATTCGTTATTGAACAATGCAGCAGTAACTGTATCTCCATTTGCGAATGAACTTTGTCGTGTGTAAGTCTGTGCCATTTATTATCTCCTGCCTGAAGGTATATAGTCTACGTAAAAACCATTTATAGTATATGGTGATTTCGTATCATCACTTATAATGGTAAAATTGTTACTTGTTCCACTCCCTTGTAATGGAACTCTTATTAAAGGGTTATCTCCACCACCAAATACATTTGTATTAAATAGTGCATCACCAAACTTTGAAGGAGGATTAATAATTCCTATATCAAATAAGTCAGGTGGTTGGGGTATGTCTGTATTACCATAGTCAAATCTAACTTGTATATCAGGCTCTACAATACCTTCGGCACTTGCCGAGACTCTAACATAGTGTAAAGTCTTAAGTGTTCCTAAATCTCCGTAATCATAGTTAGGAGTTTCGTATCTTGCTAAGATGTTTGTACCATCAAAGCTATTTCCTGTATCATGTTTGTATACATATCCTTCTGTATCTCCATGATAATATTGTTCTACATTACTGCCGTCAAATCCTGAACCAATAGCTGTAACTTCTAAACTTCTTGTTTCAGACCATTGAAATCCATTAGGTCTGAGTGTCCCTATAATTCCTTTTTGTTGAGTCTGTTCTAAGCTTGTATCTGTATAAAATAATCTATATTGAGATTTATCTCTTAAAACTACACTACTAATTGTAAATGTATTTATATTTTCTGCAACTTCAGTTACTAAAGGTTGTATAGCTTTGCTCACTGTTCCTAATTCAACGTCACCAATTCTTGCTGTACCGGCTACAGTTCTTAAACCATCAGGTGCTAAAAATATTAAGTCACCACCAATCTCTTGAATACTATAACCACTTAAACAACCTACGTTTTTTGTAACTGGAACAACAGCTATAGTAGATGATGTATTAATATTTATAAGTTTAAATATACTGTTAGTACAGAATATAAATAACTCATTACGGAAACCTCGAATGCCTTCTATTTGGTCTTCAACAACTATAGAGCCTGCACCTGTTCCACTAAAACTTGTAGGGTCTAAAAGTGCACTATAAAATATAGTACTTAAATTATCTTCAACACCTGCAACAATTAAATGTTTGTCATGTGTTGTAACATACTTAGCATGTTTAGTTCCTGTTACAGTAATTTCTGCTCCAAAGAATGTTCTATCTGCTAAAGCACCCGTACCTTCCATTCTAAATATGTAAGGTTTGTTTGCTCCATCTGCTATAATAACTTGACCATAATCAAACGTAGCTCCATCAAATAAAGTAAACTGGCATTGTCCTTGCCCAGTTCTAGTCAGAGTACTTCTTCCTCCAAAGGTTGAGAAGTTATCTCCACTACCTGCTACAGAAGCTCTACCTATGTTTAACCAAGTAGCTCCATCATTACTAAAAAATATTCCTGTTGATGCAGTAACTATAACTCCATCAGCATATGTAAATGTTCCTAATATGTTTGTTGTCCCACCTGTGGGCTGTGTAGGAGTTACGTCACCTACTTTATATTTTGTATATCCATTTATACGTCTGTATCCACCTTCTGTAGATACTTCAAAGTTTCTTAAATCTTTTGCAACTCCGGGGGTCTTAAGTAAATCTATAACATTAGATGAACTTACAAGTCCTCCGTTGACTGCTACTGTATAGGGTTGAGATGCAGGCATATTTAGAAGTACCTTCTATCGTCTGTAATGTAAGACGGGCTTGGATTAATTAAATTTGATTTCATTTGTCTCATGCCTTTTTTATAATCATCTAAAGCAAAGGCTGCTTGTTGTGGACTTTCTTTAAATTGCCACACGTAATATCTAGTTCTCGCTGTTATTACATTAGCGTATTGGTCTGGGAATACTATTTCATCTCCAAAGGCTGATAAAGGAGTAGGTGCACTATATGCATAAAAATGCACATTGTAAACTTTATCAGGTATAGGACTAAGTCCAAATTTACGATGGTCAGGGCTACGAATTACAAACTGAGGCTCTCCGTAGTTTTGTGAATCCGCATCATCAGAGTTTTCTGCATTCCTATAATATCGTGTCCAGTCTTCTAAAGTTAAAAAGGTTAAACCTTTTGAAACATATGGTGCAGACTCTCCACTAACATTTATTGTAGTTACATAAAAATCATCCCAATCAACTGACGAATAGTCAGTAGTTATACTAGAACTACCAGACTTTAACGTATACCATCTAGTTCCTGCTACACTTCCTACAGTTACATTACCATAGAAAGGGTCTGTTTCTCCACTAGCTGCAACTGCAAAGAAAGGAAGTTGTGGTTCTTCGTTTGCAATATCGTTAATAGATTTATTAATACTTTCTTTAACAAAGTTTTGAATACCTTTTGCACTACTAAAAGTTGCAGATGTTAATTCAATTTCATTAAGTTCTCTTAGAATATCGTTTGTTAATGTTAAGTATGTAGTTGCCATTGTTATTTACTCTTAGCTTTTATTTTTGCCTTTTTACTTAAGTCTTTAAAATGAAATAGTTTTTGACTCGTTTTACTATGAGTTTTACCTGAATGTAAATCTCCGTTAGGCATTTTGTGACTTCCACCTTTATGTTCGGTTCCGTCTTTTTTATAATGTTTTACACCTTTCATATTAACAAGGTTTAGCTTTAGGCATTACTTCGCCACCTTTGTTGTACATCATACGACCACCCTTCATCATTTTCTTTTTAGCCATACCACCATACATCATTTTTTCTTTTTTATTTTTTCCGTACATATTTATATCCTTGTAAAAAAAAGAGGAGGAGTCCGAAGACTCCCCCAATTTTAATGCTTAGTCGATTCCGTAGAATGCACCTACTAAGGCTTCGTCTCTAAGTACTTTCGCACCATAGACATGAAGACCTCTAACAATATCACCAAACGATGTTGGGTCTCTCAACACTTCTGTTGAAAGAATTGTGTTAGCAGTTGCAGTCGAAGACATGTGACCTGCCAAACATTTTCCTGCAGCATTAGATGTTGCAGCAATGTTGTTTGATTTGTACATATCAAATCCACGTAGTTTTCCACTTGAAACTAAACCATTTCTAATAGAACCTTGTCCACCATTAAAGTCGACAGATAGTAATTTAGAAGATGATTGCCCTAGCACTTCGTAGAAGTCAGGACTTGCAACAAACCATCTACCTTCTTCAGGTACATTTTGTTCGTCTAATAGTCTTGACATTCTAGCCATAAGGTCTAGAGGGTCAGTTTCAGAACCACCACTACCAATGTCAGCAGCACCAGAGCCATCAAAGACTCCTGCAGCTAAATCAGTTGCACTGTCAGCACCTAGTACGTGATTAGGTGATGAAGCAGACAATCCTGCAAACATAACAGCAAGAACTGCAGCATCATATGAATCTTTCAATGCATATGCAGCAGAACTAGAAGCTATTTCTTTGAAGTTGACATGTGACATATTAGTTTCAATATCATCTACGATGAATTTGAAAGCTTTAGCACTATCAACAACCAAAGTAATCTCTTGGTCTGTTAGTCTTGTTTCTGTGGTATCGCTATTTCTTGTGTAATCTGACACTGAAATAACGGGTTCTTTGATAATCTTTACTGAGTCTCCGAATGAGGATATCTCACCGGCATAGTCGGTGTTAGTAATAGCTTCAATTACCGAGGCTTTTCTAAAAAAGTTTAAAACCTTTTTAGAGTAAACCGAAGGTAAAAAGAAACTATTAGTTTGTCCTGCTACGGAGTTAGCAAAGTTAGCATTTGTATCTGTTCCGGGTTCAAAAAATTGAGCCATGATACTTTCTCCTTTGTTAAGTTATAGTTTATTTTGTGATTCTGCCTTCTTGCATAGCATCTGATATTTCCTTTTCGTATTTATCAAATTCTGCCATACTCAATGCAGCAATCTCCCTTTCTGACCAAACCTTCTCTTGCTTTGTATCTACACTAGTTGTTTTAGTGGAGACCATATCAGCAGCAGATTGTCTAGTCGGTTTAGAATTTGACTTCTTCTTTTTAGAAGCTTCAATTCCAAAATCTTTTTTAAACAAATCAAGAGCACGAGAAGCTAAATCAGCATCATCAGTATTTCCTGTTATCCATTGTTGAATAGACTCAGGCTGTTCCTTAGTCCAATCTTGAAAGGTATCGCTATTTTTGATATCTTCAAAATCAGGATGATTATCTGCTAACCTTTTTAAAGCATCACGTTGTGATATTTCTTGCTCTCTTTGTTGGAGTTGACTAAGACGTTCTTCTAGAACTTTTGCCTTAGATTCACTTTGTAAGTGAGCCACAGTTTCTACCACTTCGTAAACATCAGGATATTCATTTTTAAATTGTTCAAGTTCTTCTGGAGATTTAGGAGTATTATATTCAGTTCTATTTTTAGTAGCTTCTTCTAATAACTCTTGTTCTCTAGACTTAAATTCATTAAGTTTAGTATCATAATGTTTCTTTAAATCATCATATCGTTTTTTATAGTTAGGACGTTTGTAAGGTTTATCCTCACCTACTTCCTGTTCTATTTCTTCTACACTTTCAGGTTCAGCATTAGCTTGACTTTCAGGTGCAAAAAATAAACTATCTGATGATACAAAAGGTTTATCTTCTATCTCATGCCATTCTTTTTTTGCATTATAAGGATTGGCTTCTTCTTCTTTTAAGACTTGTTCAGTCATTTTCTATCTCCTACTCAGGGCTTCGTTCACAAGGTAGCTCTATGTCGACTAGAGGGCTTGTTTGTAAAGGTAGCCTTTCGGTTATTATTTAATAGAGTGCCTAGTTTTTAGGGTAGCTCTATTGATTATTAGCTTCTTACGTGTTTTTGATTTGGGTCGAGCATCATTCGTTTTTTAATCTCATCCCCTACAATATCTTTTTGTTCTTGCCTTGCAGCAAGAGCAGACACTGTAGGTCTTGAAACTCGAATGTTTTGTTGTTGTGCAGCTTGCACTGGCATTTCAACACTTTCTTCTTCAATCTCTCCACCTTCCGCTACTTGTTGTCTTCCTTCTGCATTGGCTTCTGCTTCTTTCATCATAGCTTCTAAATTATCAGCTCCGATTTCTTCAGTTGCTTTTGCAGTAAAGACAAACTCTCCATCCGATAACCTTGCAGGTATCGAATCGGATACTCCAGAACCCGGACCATTAACTGGTCCAGACCCTGCGAATTCTGTTGCAACGTCTATTACCTTATCAAATATTAATGATAGTTTATCGTTGCTTTCTAATTGTTCCATTAAGAAGTCTTCTTCTTCTTCATCTAGAGCTTCATCTAATATAAAGTCTAGGTAATCACTTTCCATAGTTTCATCTGAAACCATAGGTTCTTCCATGGGCATTTCTTCCCCACCTAATAGCATTTCCATTTGAGAATTTACATCACCACCTTCGGCAAACACTCCTCTTCCTTTTAATACATCTGCTCTTGTAATTTTTCCATCACCTGTTAAATCTGGAAAATTAACACTTCCACCTTCTGCAAACTCTAAAGGGATTTCATCTAAAGGTTCTCCTTCTAAATCTACTTTGCTTTTAGGTTGTTCTTTATCTAATCTTTTTTTCAAATCTGCTTTTCTTAGACCTTCTCTTTGAGCAGCAGTTTGTCCTTTAGGAGGTATTTCTCCTTTCATTCTTTGTGTCTCTACACGTTTACTAATAGCACTTTGTCGAGCTTTAACTTGTTTCATACCTTCTGAAACAGCTTTTGCTCCGTACTTTCTAGTTGCAGCTCGTGCTCCGAATCCTACAATAAATTCTGCTACAACTCCTAATAATGGTATTAATGGTCCTGCCATGTTATATATCCTCTTGTCTATTAATTGCTTCTATTACTTCATCCCTCAACTGCTCTAGGTGTACCACTAAACGTAGTTTCCCCTGACTGCGGTACATCTCCTGTTCCGATGTTGCCCCCACCAGTGCCTGTACTTCCAAGGCTTTGAGGTGCTTGAGGTGCTCCACTAGAGGCTCCCATGTCTCCGGATTGTTGACCAGAAGGGCTAGGTTCTTCGCCTGTTGTTTGTTGAGCATTTTGCATTCCTATAATTTGTGCCATCATTGCAGCTTCTTCAGGGTCATTGAGTATTTCATCAGGGTCTAAATCTAAGCTGTAGGCTAGTTCACTTACAAGTTTAGAAATCTTAACAAAAGGAGCAATAGCAGGACTTTGTGCAGTTTGTAAGAACATAGTCAATCTTTGTGACCTTACTTCTTTTTGCATCAAGCTATTTGTTCCAGTTGCTTTAACTTCTAAATCACCTTTAACATCAAGACCGCCTTCAAAGAACTGCATGTTCCATTGGAAATAAGATTCTCCTAAAGGCTTTAATAAAAAATCATCTAAGTTTTTTATGACTGTTTTAATGTTTAAACTAGATGCACCTAATAACATAGACATACCTGAGGCAGTTCTTGTCATACTTTGTACACCTGTTTGTCCATGAGAATAACTAGGTATGCCTGTCTGTTCGTCTGCAAGTTGTCTAAACTTGTCAAACATCATCATGTTTTCTGGAGCAGTATTAGGAAACTTTAAGCCATATATTGACTGTCCCGGCATCCCTGCTTGTCTTCTAAAGACTTTTCCGGGATATACTTCCATTGATTGTCCACCTACTAAAGCAGACTCATCTACATCAAAAACAAGAGAACCTGCTAATGCTAAGTTATCAATAGCCATTCTAGCATGTCCATTCATTATCTGTTGAGAATCATCCATGTTCTCAGGTACACCAATACCAAAGAAGTTGTAAGGATTTCTTTCATAAGGAAATGCATTGTAAGGTATACGATACGGAGTAAATGGATTAATTACTGCTCTAAGTAATTTATCTCCACACACCCATGCGTTTATTTGTACCTCGTCTAAATCATCTATATCATCTTCTAACTCTATACCAACTTCACGAGCATACTCTGCATCCATAATTCCCCAGTATTCAAGAACTTCAAAGTTACTTGCATAGCTTTCATCACTTCTATTATCATCTTTCAGTTGGCTTTCAAAATCTTTTTCAACATAGTTAGCTCCCATTTGCAAACAACTACGTATTGCTTCTTCATCAAAGTAAGGCATGTTTCTTAATTGCCTTAGTTGACTTTTGTTCATTTTGTGTCTATGAACTATGTACTCGCATTCTTCAATATTTGTAGCAGAAGGGTCAGGATAAAAATCCCAACAACTAACAAACTCTATGCGAGGTACTCTTACTTCTAATGGATTATAGTTTCTTTCGTCTCCTTCTGAAGACCACTGATGTAATTTTTTATTAAAGTTAAATGGTCCTTTAACTATTCCTGTACCAAGTAATGCAGATTCTAATAAAGCATTTCTTATTTCAGCAGAACCATTTGATTCTTCTATCTGGTCGTGAATAAGTTTTTCCATACGTCTTGCAGCTTTTTGTGCAGGACTAATTTCAGGTATTTCAGGTATGGCTGATAAACCTTCTGTTAAGCTTGCTTCAACTTTTTGAGTAAAACTTTCTACGTTAGAATAAGTAGACCCTGCTCCCAGTACTCTTCCATCTCCTTCAAAGCCAACATCAAATGGGTCAGCAACATTGCCTCTATTCTCATCTGTTATTTCTATACTAGGAGTAGGATTTTGAGTATCTAGATATGCGTTTTCTTTTTCGCCTTCAGGTAGTTTAGTTTCTGAAATTCCTATAGGAAACTTACCTGTTCCAAATATAACATCTACTAACTGACCGAATGCAGCTAGTACTTTTGTTTTAGTTATCTTTACAAAGATACGAGACTTTTCTGAGTCTCTAAACTTAACTGAATTTTTATAAAGACCTCTATAGTTTTCATATGCCTTTAACCAACGAGTCTCATCAGTTTGTCTAGCATCTTCTGCTTGAGCATAGCGACCATTAATAATACCAACAAGATTCTGCTTTTGGTCTATTTCTAAATTTAAAGTTTTACCTGATTCCCCTTCTACGTCTTCGTAGATGTTGTCAGCATTTAAAAATGTATTATCGTTTTCTGCCATAAATATTAATATCCAAATTCAGAATCAGCAGGCTTATACATTTCCCTTTTAAAACCTCTCATTCTTTCTAATGGGTTTTCCATACGTGGTCTACTCATTATCATATATCTTAACGCATCATATGCGTGGTCCGAGGCATGTGTATCCACATCCTCTGGATTTGTTTTTGATAACGGAATACTTTGTAACTCTCTTATTAAGTTAGGACAAGTATTAAATATTTGCAATTTTGGTCTTCCGTTTTCTCTTACTTTTAAATACTCGTGTATTTGAATTTTACCTTGAACACGATTCTTATCTGCTCTTCTTAACTTGTGTCCTGCTTTTAAAAGCTCTTCACCTACAGTTGGTCCAGTCGTTCCTGTGTTAGCCCACGCTGCAGTATCTAATACACCATTTACGGAGAACGGGTCTTCTATCTCCATATCGGTTATTATAGCACCTAATTCCTGTCCTGTCAAGCCTTTTCTGTACAATTCACGATAAATAATCAAAGTATTGTCATTTATGTCTAGTATTCCCCACAAACAACAGCTTTCAGAAGCGTAACCATAATCAATTCCTTTGACTCTTTCCCAGTGTACAGGTAAAGCAAAAGGAGGAATAACATGACTAAGGGGGTCAAACTCTACAAAAGCTGCTCCTTCTGCTACGTCCCAGTTACCTTCAAGTAACTGTCTACGTTGTATCGGAGGCAAAGATTTTAACATCTGTTCATAGATGCCGTCTCTTGCTAAGTATGGGTTGTCTGCTAACTTTGCAGGTATAAACTTTCTAGTTAAGCCATCATTACCTAAAAAACTTTTATTAGAATCATTAGGCTGTATGTATCTATTTTTTACCCAATGAGAACCTACACCACCGGGGTTTGCTGTACAACGCAAGTATGTTTTAATTTCAGGGTCTGTAGTCCTTAAACGAGAGGCTAAGTAGTTCCATGAAAACTCTGTAGGTAGATGAGTAATTTCATCGAAGCCTATCCAACTATATGCTTGTCCTTGATAACGATATACATCCGCATCTCTTTCTAGGAATCCAAACTCAACCTTTGCTCCACTAGGAAAGTTCCAAAGCTTTTCAACCTCTCTAAATTTAGCTCCCGGAAATGCTTGAGGATAAAGCTCACGAGACTTGTCAATCATTTCTCGTAGTTCAGGCATAGACCTTCTAAGTATTAAGGCTCGGTGTGCAGGTCGGTGTGCGTGTCGTAGAGGGTCTACTATCATTGCATAACTTTTACCACCACCTGCAGCACCACCATATAAAACATCTTTTTCATCTGCAGCTAAAAACTCTGTCTGTGGTCCTTCATTAGGATGAAAGATAACTTTAGAGTTTCTAATAACTTCTTGTACTGACGGAGCAACGGACTCTAAGTCTTCAGATGTTACAATATTACTGGTAGTAGACTCCGTTGCTTTTTTAATTACTTCTTTTTCTTTTTTTAATCTAGTTTCTTTAGCTAGTATTTTTTCTTTAGCTTTTTTTATTTCTCTTTCTTTTTTAGCTAAAGCCATCTTCCGCTTTTGTTCAGCAGAGTATCTATATTTACTTGAGGGTGGAGGGGGCTCTAATTTCTTTATAATCTTAGATAGACCTACATGACTAATAGACCTACCTGATTCTTCTGAAAGTTGTGTAGCTGCTTCTCGAAGTGTTAGACTTTGTTCTTGTACAAGCTTAATAAACTTTGATAAGCTATCTTGTTGTGCAGGTATAGGTTTGACATATCCTTTTATTTCGGATAGTTCATATCCAAAAGGGACTGTCGACCCTTTCTTTTTTATATAGCCATTCATGTCTGGTTGTGTTGTCTATGAGATACTTTTGTTTCCCAGTCTTCAATAGCTTTAGTGATGCTGTCTTCTGCTAAAACAGAACAGTGTAGTTTAATTGCAGGGAGTTCTAAAGCCTCGGCTATGTCTTTATCTTTGATAAGCTTTGCTTCTTTTATTGTCTTGCCTTTGAGCATATCTACAAACAAAGTAGAGGATGCTATAGCACTGCCACATCCATAGGTTTTAAACTTAACGTCTTCTATTAAGTCCCCATCGAGTTTTAATTGCAAACGCATAACGTCCCCACATGCAGGTGCTCCTGTCATTCCTGTAGCTACGTTAGGGTCTTGTGGGTCGAACCGACCTACTGCATGTTTCTCAGGGTTTTGTAAAACACTATCAAACCTGTCGAGTACTTTTTGTGAGTAAGCCATTATGATTTCTTTTTACCAAAAATCTTATCAAAGTTATCTCTATACTCTTGACTGTATACTCCAGACCTTGCTCTAGAGCCTTTACCTGCTATCGTCTTTCTAAACATTACAGGTTTATTATCTGTTCCTACTTGCTTACCCATTAAAATATCCTTGAGTTCATATACATCAGTAACATCATTAGTGCTAACATTACAACTTGAATGACGGACATAACTGCTACAATGTTTAGTTGTAACCCTGCCCACCAACTTAATTCATTCTCTTGCCAATCCTTTCTTTCTTGAGGGGTTGAATCTTTGGCTACCACTTTTCTTTATTTGCCCAGTAAGCTGCTGACATCTTGCCTTTAGCTATGTTCTTTCCGTGTCTTGCTTTGAAAGACTTTCTTTTAGCCTTCATTCTAGCTGATTCACCTGCTTTAGGTTTGCCTGCAGTACTAGCTCCTTGTTCTCCAAAGCGAATAGTCTTAATCTTATCTCCTTCTTTAGCAACAACAACATGTGACTTTGTCGGATGGCTTGGTGTTCTTTTAGGTTTATTAAAACCACTAACTCCTGCTCGTTTTAATCTACTATCTTTCTCTGCCATTATCTTTTCTTTCCTTTATGCAAACCATGTTTAGCATGTTGCTTACCTTTTTTAGTTGCTTCTCTTTTCTTTTTATTAGCTGCTGCTAACTTACTACGACCTTTAGGAGTAGCTTTAAGTTTCTGTATAGTCTTAGCAGGAGCATAGACTTCTCCTGTTTCAGAGGACTTCTTACCACTTGCTGTCCTCCACTTCTGTCCTGTCCATTTCTTTAAAGACTTCTGAGACTTCTTGAGTGCCATTACTTATAGCCTCCACCTTTAGCTTTATATTCTTTAGCTAACATCTGAGCTTTACGTGCAGACCATTGACCTGCATTACCACCTTTAGAACCTGCTTTAATCTTATTAAAGAGTCTTTTACGCATAGTAGGTTTTGTATAGTTACCTGCTTTGTTTACTGTTGATTTCTTTTTTGCTGCCATTAGTGTAATATCCTTTTTTCTGCGTGTACTTCTTCTACTAACGATAAATAATTATCGAACTCTTCTTTAAACTTAACTGAGGTTACTTCACCTACGATAGTCACACCATTCTCTGTTGCAATAAGTTCTGCTTCATATTCATCTAGAGCAAAGATATTTACTCCTGCATAGATTTTATTTTCTATTTGGTATTCAGTCAGATATATCTTCATAGTCTTCTATGTCTATTATTTGTTTTTCAGGTAATATGAATATACCTCCATTAACATTTTGATTGATATCCAATCGTTCTGTCTTAGAAACCCCAACCCTATCAAGGATTGTCTGAGCTGCCTGAAGCTTTGTATTAGCTTGAGGTATAGCTGTATCGCTTTCCATTACTTCTACGAGCTTAAAGGCTGCCTTAGGTGCTTCCCTTGCTAGGACTGTTGAGGCTAAATCCACTATTTCTTGTCTAAGACTAGTTATTACTTGGTAGTGATTTCCTGCATAGCCTGCAAGTTCGGCAGAAAGTTTTAAGTTGCCTTTTGTTTCGATTAAGTTATTGAGAAAGTCTTGTTGTTTGACTGTAAGACTTCTCTTTGAATTACTGGGTAAGTTCATATGTTATCTATTATATAGGTGAATATGGATTCTGTCAAGGTTATATTAAAATAAATTAAATATTGCTTGACAAAAACAGGTTTTAACTGTATAATAATAGTTAACTATGCCCGGTCATAGTATCCCTATTATCCTCACAAGACTTCTTAGACTTAGAAGTTCCACAGACCCCCGACCAAACCCCTACTTAACACTTGAAATCCTTAGAAATGTATTTGATTTAGTATATATGGGGGGAGGGGGTACTGGTGCTCCTGCCTCCCCCTTATAAGATTACTTTGTTTATAACATCTGTATAACCTGTGGATAACTTAATAAACTTTATAGACTTATAAACAGTTTATTAACAGACTATAAAGACTTCATAAGTCTTAGAAACTTCTTAGAGTCTTAAAAGTTTTAAAAGTCTTAGAGATTTACAGGGAAAACGCACAGAGTTGAGCAAAGATTTATAGAGTTTAAGAAGTTTACTTAGAATATAGGGAAATAATCAATGTATGATATACAGGTTACACTTCACAGAGTTAAGCACACTTCTAACGCAAATACAGGCACTTAGAGAGACTTTTACAAGCTTCTAAGGGTATCGTAAGGGGTAGGGTAGTTTTCAGAGCTTAGAACGTCTTAAATTCATTTGGAGTTAACAGAGACTATTAAAACCTTACAGGCATAAAAAAAGGGTACTGATTAAAGTACCCCTTTTAAAAGTTTATTTAAAGTTTCTAATTACATCTTACTGGGTTTAATTCACAATAAGCCTCGCCCAATTTATGCACACCTACTCCGTACAATGAGAGCCTTCTAATCATATCTAATTTATCCCACCTAATACCCTGATTAGTATTTAAAAGCTCCGTTACTTCGTTATGAAGTTTTGTATATTCTAAAATCATTGAATCCAATTCATCAGAAAGTCTAAGAGTTCTTATTTCTCCTAAACTCTTAATTTTCTTTTCTAAAGAATCCATTGATTTCATTATTTCAGAGATATTTGTTACTTTTTTATTTTCCATTTTTGTGCCTCCTCAGGCTGTTTTTGTTTTCGTCCCTGCAATTATAAGCATAAGTAATATTATAAAGTCAAATTTATTTTAAACAAAAAAAAGGAGGCTCTTAACCTCCCTAAAAAATTTAATTCAAGTTGGGGTTCTTGAATCTCTTTTTTTTGCTCTGATGCTAACCTAGATTTTCAGATTCCCACCTCTTAAAACTATCTAAAAATTTCTTTTCAAAAGCTTTCGGAAATGTCTCAGAGGATTTTATTTTAAGCACCTGTAATTTAGAAAATCCTTTTCCATTGTTTACTTCATTTAAAAGAAAAGCATTCACCCTTTTATAAACCGCTTCTTTAGGTTTATTTTTTATGTCGCTACTGCTCAGATGAGTTGCGAGCGATTTAACTTCTCCGTAAGAGATTTTTTTGTTTTGCTCTTCTTTCGATTGTTTTAATAACGCTTCTAAGTTTTCTTTACTTGAAGCAACCCAGTCTTTAAAAGTTTTTTTATTATTATTCATAATTTCCTTTTTAAGTTATTACGCTAAAACCATTTTCAACGCTTGCCCCCAATCTTAGAGATTGAATCTCGCTTGTCAAGAATTATTTTTATTATTTTTTAACCCCCAATTTTTCTTATTATAAGCTTTATTTATATTTTAAATAGTTATTAACATTATTTTTAATTTTTATTTTACTTGTTTATA